TGTGACGCTCGAGATCGTCGATTTAGCTAAGGATCTGCATTTGGAGCGCCCGGAATCCGCGTATTTGCTTAGGAACGGATTATGGATCGGTGCGAATGTGCAGAAACGCTTAGGAACGGATTATGGATCGGTGCGAATGTGCAGAAACGCTTAGGAACGGATTATGGAATCGCAGAATCCGCAGATATGTAGGACTTTCGCATTTGGATTCCGCGTCCCGAGCTCCGGGCCTACGTTCACTAGGACGATCTGCGAAACACGCAGAATCCCTTACGAACGGATTATGGATCCGGGCAGATCGACGGATATGTAGGACTTTCGCATTTGGATTCGCGGAACGCGCGATTTCCTAGGACTTTCGTATTTGGATCCGAGGCTCGGACTCTTCGGAGCAGAGTTCCGATCTCTTCGTGCCAACGTTCGAACGTTTGACGTGCAACGTTCGAACGTTCGGAGCCAACGTTCGAACGTTAGCCGTCAACGTTCGAACGTTGACAGTCAGAGAGTCGCGGGAGTGGCGCAGGGAGTGGCGCAGGGAGTGGCGCAGCAGCCGGAGTCGGCAGAGAGTCGAACGTTGAGAGGCAAAGAGTCGGAACGCGCGGATTTGCCTAGGAACGATATTTGGAACGATGGGAACGCGCAGATTTCCTTAGGAACGAGTTATGGAACGCTCGAGATCCGCGATTTCGTAGGACTTTCGCATTTGGATTCGCGGAATCGACGGATTTGCCTAGGAACGGATTATGGATTTCGCGAATCCGCAGAAACCAAGGACTTTCGCATTTGGATCCGGGCCTCCGGACTTCATGACATCCCTTCGCCTCTAGATCTGTTGTTCGCCCACGGCTCGAGCCACCACAGGCAGTGCCACCAGATCTGTTGTTCGATGCGCAGCAGGCTACCATTAGGATTGTTCGCCCGGAGGCTTTCTGATCTTTCTACGATGCCGGGATCGCCTGTCGGCTCCACCTCGGAGCCAACAGGCAGGGTAGGTGAGGGTAGAGGGTGGCTCCCGATCGGAGCCAAGGCAGGCTGCTACGCGCTGAGATCGACTCTGTGCTGACGCATGCACTCCAGCGTGACCACGCGGAGCGCACGGCCGAAGAGTTCCTTCGCCGCACGCGTGTCTCTGCAGTCACGTGGACCACGCTTGCAGGCGTGAAGCTCCGCGTCGATCAGGATCTGGCGAGCATCAGACCAGTCATCGAAGCTCGTGTCCCGGATGCAGGAACTGTAGCCAACGAGGTAGTGGTTAGCCTTCGCGATCGCGAGCGCAGCCTGAGCCAGTTGCAGAGCGTAGTCTGAGCGCTTCCCTTGGAACCGCGTCACCGTCGTTGCCTTCATGTGCCTGTCCTCCGGAGTCGAGTGAAGGGAGCCACAGAGCGTGGCTCCCGGTTCCTACTAGCCTTCGTCTTCCATCGCAGCCTGATCCATGGCTGCTTCGCACTCTCCGCACAGCCCGTCGAACATGCCATCCGGCGAAGAGGTTCGAACGTGAGGGTGGCGCGGGCAACGTCGAGCGTCACCCTGATACCCGAAGCGCTCCGCTTCGCGTTCGAACTCGATCAGATCGTCTTCGTGTCCCGGATCACCGTATGCCATGTGCCTGTCTCCCTTCAAGCGCTCCGACTCCCGGAGCGCTGGTGCTGTGCCTGTTAGCCGACGACCGTGATCCCGTAGTGTGCCAGCGGGATGACGTTCGCCTGATCCGCCTGATTGCTGGCCAAGACGACCGGAGCGAAACGACCTTCGGCGTTGCACGCGATCAGGTAGCGCGTGTCCTGAAGCGTGCGGCCGATGAGTGCGAGCTTCTTGCTGAGCGTCTTCTCCGCGTTCGCGTAGGTGGCGTAGGTGGTGGTCGTCTGGAGCAGATTCATTAGCGGATCTCCTTGGAAGCGAGCTTCGCAGCCTCAACGTGACGACCTTCGCGGCGGAGCCGAAGCACTTCGGCGTTGCGGAGGTTCAGGAGCCGTGCGATCCGGCGGTCACTGGCTGAGAGCGTCTTCGTCATGAGAGTATCTTCCTAGAGTCTGCGCAGAGAGTCAAGCACGAATCCAGGCTAGCCAGACTAGCCTATTCGCCGAACCGTGGCAACGACCGTGTGCGCAGCAGATCCGGGATCCGGTGCAGACAGCGCTTGCACGTCACCTTGGACGGCTCAGCGCTGACAGAGTAGCGCGCATCCTGAGCAGCCTGTCCACAGGCAGTGTAACGGCTCAGACCGTCGGTGTCGTTCCGGTCAGCGGTGAAGTGCGTGGTCACGGAATCTCCTAGTCGTTGCTGCGCACGATGCGCAGATACGCGTCATGAGTGCAGGTGAGCCGAAGCTCAAACATGTCCTTGATGATCCGCTTCCCGCGGCGAACGTTGCCAAGCACTTCCACCGTGGCACCGTGCCGAGCAGCACGAGCCTTGAACGTGGGCAGATCCCGATCGAGCACGACGACGTTGAAGTGAAGCATGAGGGTATCTTCCCAGAGTCTGCACAGCAAGTCAAGCACGAATCCAACCTACGCAGGCTAGAGGTTTGGGTAGTCTGCCACGAACTCGAAGATGTGCGACTCACGCCCGGAAGGGTCATCCATGATCCGGTAGAGCGTGTAGCCGTGACCGTTGGACCAGACGACCTTGACGACTTGCCCGACAGACAGAACCGGCATTTCCGTTCCCATGGGATCTCCTACCAGCGCTTCCGCGCCAAGCTAGCCTTCCGTTGCGCTTCCATCTCTGCATGCTGCCTGCGTCCAGAACGCGCAGCCGCACTGTTGTCACGGACCTTCGAAGGTGGCCTCTGCTTGGGTGCCACTGCCTCCAGTGCTGTCCATGCTGCCTTGACAGCTTCCCGGTTCTCGGGAGACGGATGGAGACGAGCCGTTTCACGGGCAAGGTCGAACGCTTCACGAAGGGTCATGGAGGTATGATCCCAAGGTCTGCACAGCAAGTCAAGCCCGATCGTCCGAACTCGTCTACGAGTGAGTCTACGAGCTCGGACAGGACGAGTCCGTCACCCTAGTAAACATAGGCGAGACGATTATGCGTACGCCCGGATCCTAGTAGGAAACGCGCGATTCCCGGAGCGATCGATCCGACTCCGTTCCATCCCTACTAGAGAACCATCGATCCGGGCGCAGTCCCTCGGGAGCGTCTTGACTTGCGCCTACAGCCAGTAGACACTACCTCTCCAGCCACAGGGTCCAAGACCCTACGATCGATAGGGTTTACGGGTTATGTCAGCAGAAGCCAAAGGACGACGGTCACGGCATCATGCGGCACGGGAAGCTGCGCAGAAGATCCTCAACGATGAGATCTATCAGCGCAACTTGCTGATGCGTGCACAGACGGGAGACCTGTCACCGCAGATGGAGGTTCGTCTGTGGGAGCATGTCTATGGCAAGCCTGTTGACGAAGTGATCATCAGTAAGGAAGACGATCTATCCGATCTCACCGAAGAGCAACTGTTCGAGTTAGCCACGGAGCTCCGTGACTATCTCAAGGGTGAGCAACAGCAAGACGATCCGACGATCAACTAACTTCGTTGGGCATCTTCGACACCATCCTCCCTCCGTCTCCCACCCTCGACTCTCCCGAGAGCGCGCCTAAGCGCACGCGTGAAGACGCGTTGCGCGTGCTCGCGCGCGTAGAGCAGGAAGTGAAGCGGAGACGCTGGAAGAAGGATCCCGTCGCATGGTGTGAGGAGCGCTTAGGTGAGACGCTCTGGTCTCTCCAGAAGCGAACCATGTGGGCTGTAAGGGACCATCGTAAGACGGTCGTCAAGTCATGCCACGCAGTCTCTAAGTCACATACGGCATCACGCATCACGGCATGGTGGCTCGACATCCACAAGCCGGGAGAAGCGTTCGTCGTCACGAGTGCCTCCACAGCATCGCAGGTAAGAGCGGTCCTCTGGCGAGAGATCGGCAGAGCGCATTCACTCGGAGACCTGAACGGTCGCTGTAATCAGACCGAGTGGCTGATGGAGGTGAATGGTAAGGAAGAACTCGTGGCGATGGGCCGCAAGCCTGACGAGTTCGACGCCACTGCGTTTCAGGGGATCCATGCGCCCAAAGTGCTGGTGATCTTCGACGAAGCGTGTGGTATCAACGGTCCACTGTGGGACGCAGCCGACTCTCTGATCGCGAACGCCGATTCGAAGTTTCTGGCCATCGGAAACCCAGACGATCCTCAGACAGAGTTCTACGACATCTGTAAGCCCGGTTCCGGGTGGCATGTCCTGTCGATTAGCGCGTTCGAGACGCCTAATCTAACAGGCGAATCCATGCCGAAGATCGTGTTGGATCAGCTAATCTCCAAGATCTATGTCGAAGAGAAGCGCAGGAAGTGGGCACCCACGTGGGAGTGGAACACAGAAGGGACACGCGTCGAACCACCGACGGCTGTGGCCACTGGCAAGATCGCGCGGCATGAGTCGGCGCATCCCTTCTGGTTCTCTAAGGTCCTCGGTGAATTTCCGATCCAGTCCGATGCGAGCGGACTCATCCCACTCGCGTGGATTCACGCAGCGCAACAGCGGACGCTGAAGGGCGACGGCAAGAACGAGCTCGGTGTAGACGTGGGTGCAGGTGGTGACGAGTCTACTTGTGCGCATAATCGCGGTGGCGTGGTTCGTATCATATGGTCTAATCGTAACCCTGATACGATGGCAACGTGTGGTGAGATCATCGCGTCGCTTCGTAAGACCAGTGCCACCGTCGCTAAGATTGACAGTATCGGTATCGGACGCGGAGTCGCCGACAGAGGCAAGGAGCTTGCTGCGCCTATCGTGGCCGTGAACGTGGGCGAGATGCCCATGCAGCGGAGACGCAACAAGCAGAAGACGCGTCTTGAGGAACCGGATCCCGAGGACTTCATCAACCTGAAGGCGGAAGCCTGTTGGGGAGTGCGGGAGATGTTCGAGCGTGGCGAAGTGGACATCGATCCAGAGGACGAGGATCTGGCCACGGAGCTCGCGAACATTCGCTACTCACGCACGTCCTCCGGTAAGTTGAAGATCGAGTCCAAAGACGATTACAAGCGACGCACGAAGCTCCTGTCTCCGAACCGATTCGACGCGTTGGTGCTCGCACTAATGCCGATTCCGGAAGAGGAGAAGGACAGCACATGCGCGTGGTGAAGGAGTAGCATGTTTCCACCTGTCGTTCGAGAGATGGTGATGGCCGGACTGAGACAGGCGTTCTCAGCGTTCGGAGCCTTCCTCATTGGGAAGGGCGTCATGCAGGGTGGCGATCTCGAGTTGTTCGTCAGCGGCATGGCGGCACTCGCGATCGGTCTCGGTGGCGCGCTGTGGACCGTCGCGCGCAAGCGCGTGAAGTTCCTCGCAGCCTTGGCGTCGCCTCAGGAGATGACGGAGCATCAGCTTGAAGCGGTGATGCAGGATCCCACGAAGGAGATGCCACCGCTGAACAAGCCGAAGGACAAGCAGCCATACATCAAGACGGTGGTGGCACCGTAGCATGTTCGAAGAACTGCGTTCGCTCAGCGACCTAACGAGTCGAATCAAGTTCGCCGTCAAAGCCGGTCTTGGCTTCGACGGTGCACGCGATTACTTCGCTCGCTTCGGTTACAAGCGAGTGCTCACGGCTGACGACTACCGTGCACGCTTCGAGCGAGACGGCATGGCCGCACGCATCGTGGAGACGATGCCGAAGGCCACGTGGCGCGGTGGTGGCGAACTGATCGAGGATGAGAATCCCGACAACGTCACGGACTTCGAGAAGCAGTGGATGGAGTTCGCCAAGCGTGTGAACCTGTGGCCTACCTTCCAGCGTGCAGACGTGCTCGCAGGTATGGGACAGTTCGCCGTGATCCTGATCGGTGCTCCGGGCAACGTGACGACACCGTTACCGAATCCGCTGAAGCTGGAGGACATCAAGTATCTGATGCCCTACGGTCAGGATAAGACATCCATCGATCCGATGGACTACGAGACGGACTTCGAGGACGAGCGCTTCGGCATGCCGAAGTTCTATACCCTCAAGGCGTCTACTGCGGCGAACTGGCGAGCGACCGTGGACAAGAAGGTTCACTGGTCACGCATCGTGCACGTCGCGGACGGTCTGCTCGATTCGAACTTGTTCGGTGAGCCACGGCTCCAGCGGATCTGGAACTACTTGGACGATCTGCTGAAGCTCAGTGGTGGAGGCAGCGAAGCGTTCTGGATCCGCGCGAATCAGGGGATTCAGTTCGACATCGACAAGGAGATCCCGGCCAAGGACGCGGACATCGAGAAGCTGAAGGAGCAGGCCGAGAACTACAAGCACGACATCGATCGTGTGCTGCGCACACGCGGTGTCAAGGTGAACACGCTCGGCTCGGACGTGGCGAACTTCGACCGCAACACGGAGACCGTGGTGCAGTTGATCTCCGCTGCTACCGGCATTCCGTTCCGTATCCTGACAGGCAGCGAGCGTGGAGAGCTTGCTTCGACGCAGGACAAGAACAACTGGAACGAGCGCGTCAGCGATCGACGGTTGTATTTCGCGGATCCCTTCGTGGTGCGTCCGTTCGTGGCGCGTCTCGTGGAGCATCAGGCACTGGCGGAAGTCGATTACGAGATCCGGTGGCCCGAGATTCAGGATCTGGACGAGATGGAGAAGGCTGCACTGGCTGGTGCCATCGCGAAGGTCAACAAGGATCAGGGTGAGATCGTCGTCACGTCGAATGAGATCCGAGACCGCGTGTGGGGCTGGGAGCCTCTGTCGCCTGAGGAGATGGCCATAGAGGACGAGGACGAGGAGGAAGTCTCCGTCGGTAATCCTGACGAAGAGGACGAGGAAGACGCTGCACCACGCGCGGCATCGCGCAAGGTGGTGAAGATCAATCCATGGCTCAAGCGAAAGAGACGAGCGCTGTCAATCGTGCGGCAGACCGTCACGTCAAAGCGTTCAGTCGCACGATGAGACGTGCGTTCGACGCAGCCGTGCGGAGCATCGCATTGGGTGAGGCAGTGATGCACGCCAAGCGAGCGAACCGAGGTGGCCTAGAGAATCAGGTCGCACTCGCTATGCGCGCGCAAGAGGAAGTGCTGCGTCTTCAGTTGCCGGATCTCTTCGCTGACGTGTGGGTCTCTGGTGCGAAGGCCGCACAGCGTGAGCTCGATAAGGGTGTGCGTGCGCTGAAGAAGGGCGATCCGCCACCGACGATTCCTAATCCGAAGGACGTGAAGCCAGAGTTCGACTTCGCGCGTTCGAACTGGCAAGCCAAGATCTATGCTCAGTCTCAGTCGGCCAACCTGATCACGAACATCACGGCTGAGACGAAATCAGCCGTTCGCACGATCATGTCGGAAGCGTTCCGAGACAAGGGAATCCCACCAGCGCAGACCGCGCGCATGATCCGTGAGGTGGTCGGCCTTACTCCACAGCAGGCTGCATCTGTCCTCAAGCTTCGTAATCGGCTGGTGGAGAATCCAGGGAAGTTAGTCTATGCCGGTAAGACGCCCATCCGTGTCCCAGCGAACGGCATCAGTGCAGACCGACTCGACCGAGCACTCGAAGCCTACGGTTCCAGACTTCGTAACTCCCGAGCGCTTACGATCGCTCGCACCGAGACTATTGCAACGGCGAATGAAGGCCAGCGGCAACTGTGGCTGTACAGACAAAAGCAGGGAGACCTAACAGGTCGCGAACGTCGTAAGTGGATCACTTCCTTTGGCGCATGTCCCATCTGTGCCGGATTGAACGGGACGCTGACGACGATTACGGAGCCATTCGCTCCGGGAGTCATGGGTCCGCCTGCTCACCCTCGGTGTCGGTGTACGCAGTCGTTGGTCTTGATCCCGAAGAAGGATGTCCCCTTCATTCCGCCTACGCCACCGATTGCATCGCCTGTTGCGCCACCGCAATCCTTCGTGCCTCCGCAGTTGGTGCCTAAGCCACCAGTGGCCGCAGCGCCGACACCTGTTGCCGTGCCACAGGCTCCGCCAATCCTGGCTCCAACGAAGCCAGCGACGCCACGCACGACACTACCGGGTGTCACAGGCAAGGAGTCGCGCAAGAAGGCGAAGCTGATTCAGGCCGCAGTGGATCGTGAGTTTCAGCGACTCGCAGACCAGTTCCCCAAGGTCAATCAACTTCTGTTGAACCGTAAGCTCCGTAGTGTTCAGATCATGGAGAAGATCCCAGGTCACGACACAGCGAACGGTGTCTACTACTCTCACTACAAGAGGATCGCTCTCAAGGTAGACGCCCATCCGCACGTGGATGTGAACATGTCCTATCGGACAGGACAGTGGTCCATCTCGAAGTCTACGCGCGATATCGTGGAGACGTTCCGTCACGAGCTCGGACACCACGTCCACATGACGGCTATGTCGAAGCGAGCACAAGCTGAGTGGGTCAGCGTCTACGACGAGATGCTGAAGCGCTCCAAGTCGCGCTGGTCTTCAGAGAGCATCCATCAGTCCATTAGCGAATATGCTGCGACCAACAAGGAGGAACTCTTCGCGGAGTCCTTCACGATGTATGGGCATCGGCAGTATGGGAAGGGCAACAGCGCACGCTTGCCCAAGCTCGTTGAGGACTTCATGAAGAAGTGGGTCGGTGAGGCACGCACGCTCACGGGCCTTCGCGTGAAGTCTCTGCGCATTACGGAGCTCACGATCAGCGTGATGCGGCAGCGTGTGGCGCACGGTGAAGCACTGTCCACGATGGCCGCAGACTATGGCGTCTCAGTGGACTACGTTCAAGACGTAGTGGAACGTCGGATCTGGAAGGACGTGGCGTAATGGAGACCGAAGAACCACGTTGCTACACGCGTCGGTGCGTTCACTTCGAAGGACTCAAGACCATTGGTCCACGTCCTACGAGCGGTAAGATTGTCGTCATCTGTCCAGCGTATCCCAATGGCATCCCTCAGCGCATCGCCTATGGTGACAACACCCATAGCGAAGTGCAGGACGATCAGAAGGGCACACTGACTTACGAAGAGGCATCTGTATGAAGCTCTCATTCCGAAAGTGCGAGGAAGCCACGGAAGCACGCGCGATGGTGCACCGTGACATCCGCGTGCGCAGTAACGCGAAGGCTGTCATCCGTCAGGCGAAGTTCAACGACCGTGATCACCTCGTGATCTCCGTCGTGGCTCTCATGGAAGGCGTCGTGTGGCCGTCGAACGCCAGCGCTCCGGAGTATGTGTCGGCCAAGTGCTTGCAGCAAGTGCCAGCTTCGTGGAACGGTCGTCCGTGCGTGCCGGATCATCCGGAGAACAGCGCGAACGAGCCGTCGATCCTCGAAGGCGAAGCGTTCGGACAGGTATTCAACTCCACTTACAAGGACGGCAAGCTTCTGATGGAAGCGTGGCTCGACATCGCCCGGTGTAAGGCGTTGAAGGGTCTGCCAGAGAAGGTTCTCAAGCGAGCGCAGGCAGGGAAGCCAATCGAAGTGAGCGTCGGTGCCTTCGTGCAACTCGAGAAGAAGGAAGGCGAGTTCAACGGCAAGAAATACAAGGCCGAGTGGGTCCTCGCGATCCCGGATCATCTCGCCATGCTTCCCGAAGGAACGATCGGAGCCTGCTCGAACGAGATGGGCTGCGGCGCTCCTCGCTCCGCGCGCGTGCACGTCCTCGAAGAGACTGGCTTCCGCGCGGCATGCGAGCACGAACAGGATGAGGAACCGGAGGACGAGCACCGATCGTTGCGCGAACGATTCAAGGCTCTCTTCTCCTTCAATCAGCGTGACAACGCTGACGGTATGTCAGATGGAGAGCTTCGCCGTAAGCTGCGCCAACTGACGCGAGACGTCGAACCCGGATTTCTGGATGTAGACGACGTGTGGCACGCAGACATGACCTACATGTATACGTGCGTGACGGAAGACAAGTGGCGACTGTATACGCGTTCCTTCGCACAGGAAGGCGTGACGGTTTCACTCGGAGACGATCGGCAGGAAGTTCAACCACGGGTAACATTCGAACCAGTAGCAGCATCCTCTTGCGGATGCGGTGGAACAGAGCACACTACATGCGGATGTGAAGCATCCGTAGAGGAGACACAGATGAAGACCAAGGCAGAGCGCATCTCAGCGCTGATTGCCCACAAGGGCACGAAGTTCACCGAGACCGATCGACCGAAGCTCGAAGCGCTGAGCGAGGACGTGATCGGGACCATCGAAGGCGCGATTCCCGAAGAGGCTGCGGCTCCCGTCGTGGCTCCTCCTGTCGCTGCACCTGTCGCTCCCGTCGTGGCTCCCGTGGCTGCTCCGGTGGCACTGGCAGCGAAGACGGACGCGGAGATCGAGGCTGCGTTCTTGGCGGATCCCAACACGCCGCAGTCGCTGAAGACCGCACTGCTGTCCCACAAGACGCAGCAGACCGCGCGTCACGCGCAACTCGTCAATCACCTCAAGGGCGCGCAGAAGACGTTCACCGAAGCGCAGCTTCAGGTGAAGTCGATCGAGTCGCTGGAGGAGATGTACACCTTGCTCGCGTCCGTCGCTCCGTCGGCGCAGCAGCTTTCGTCGGTTGGCGCTGTGGACTTCGGTCTGCAGATGCCGGCTCCTCGTCAGAACGCGGATGGCCCGAACTCGGTTCCGGCTCCTCCGGACATGATCGCGCAGATCCGTCAGAATCACGCGAAGAAGCAGTAACAGCTTCGCGTCGGCACCAAGGTTCGTTGGCATTAGCAGGGTGGATCTAATCCACCCTATTCGAAAGGACACGTTACATGGCAGTGAAGAGAGTCATCAAGCTGCTCGGAGAGCCGATCCAGACCGAAGAGGACAAGGTCTATACCGGCAATACGATCACTCCGGGCATGATCCTGTCGCACCACAGCAGCGGCGATCTCGTGCCGCATGCCACGGCTGCGGGGATCTGGAATCGTGAAGTCGCGATGCACCGTGAGGAAGGCGTCGGCTCTACGTTCGGAACGTCGAACGATATCGACAGTGACTACGTCGCTGGCGAGACCGTGAAGGTTGGCTGCTTCCCTCCGGGAACGCGGTTCAACGCTCTGCTCAAGTCTGGCGAGAACATCGCCAAGGGCGATTACCTCGAGAGCGCTGCTGGCGGATACCTCCGCAAGTATGGCTCTGGCGTGCGTCTCGCATACGCGCGCGAAGCGATCGACAACTCGGCAGGTTTGACGCCCGCGCGCCTTCGCGTGACGGTCGTCTAGGCGTCGGCGTTAACTGCGCAGACGTTCGACGTCCAACATCTATCAGGAGAAAGTTACATGAGAGACGACGTTCAAGTCTCCAGTGGGAATGCGTTCATGCGCAGCGGCCCACAGGGGAATCAGGGTGGTCGATGGGCAGGAGAGCGCTTCCTCCGTGCATTGCGCGAAGGACGCGAGATCTCGCCTTACGAACTGCGAACCAACGACACGCTTCAGCGTGACGAGTGGATCGCGTTCGACAATGCGATCGTGGAGGAAGCGCAGATCCGTCTGCGTGTCGTCAGCGCACTGATCGGCGCTGGCCTCTCCAGCACGATCCCCAACGGCATGGGCAAGACGCTGTTCATGTTCGACAAGATGACGGACATGGGTCCGGCAGTCGTGTCGCTGGACGGTATGTCCAAGTCGGAGAACGACACGGTGGAGTTCGAAGAGGATGGCGTTCCGCTGCCCATCACTCATAAGGACTACTACATCAACATCCGTCGGCTGTCTGCTTCTCGCCTTCGCGGTGAGTCGCTCGACACTTCGATGGCTCGTGCGGCTGGTCGGAAGATCGGTGAAGAGACCGAGCGCATGCTGCTTCAGGGTGGCAAGAAGTTCGGTGCATACACCATCTACGGTCTCACCAATCATCCGAGCCGTGAGACGGCATCGTTCGGCACGAACGGTTCGTGGAACCAGACGGCGAAGACAGGTGAGAACATCATCGCCGACATCGGAACGCTGATGGCTGCGGCCGAAGCGAACCGCATGTATGGTCCGTGGTGGATCATCGCTGCGGGCAACATGTCCACGAAGTTCGCCGAGGACTTCAAGGCCAACAGCGACCGCACGATCCGTGAGCGCATCATGGCGATCGACGGGATTCAGAATCTGATCGTGGCCGATCAGATGCCTGCGTCTCAGGTCGTGATGGTGCAGGCCACGCGTGACGTCGTCGAGATGAAGATCGGTGAGCCTCTCCAGAACATCCAGTGGGATATCGAGGGTGGCATGCAGGTCAACTTCAAGGCGATGACCATCATGGTTCCCGTCATCAAGACGGACACCGAAGACCGGAGCGGCATCGTTCACATGTCGTAACGTCTGTCGCGAACGTTTCGCGACGACATGGCGTTCAACTTAGAAGGCTGGCGGCAACAGCCTTCGTTCACCTTAGGAGTAAGTCGTATGGCGAATCAGAGCGGTCCCACGAAGGAAGGTCCTTCTCCGGGAACCATCGCCGGTGCTGGTGCACAGGCAGGCAGTCCACAGGCTGGAACCGGAACGGGATCGGGCGCAGCGTCTTCAGCAGCGTCCTCCAACACTCCGGCGCAGCCGTCGTCCACTGGTCCGACTGGCGCGTCTCCGGCGAGCAAGCAGGCCGAAGAGAAGCGTCAGCAGGAGGAGCGTGATCGCGCGAACGCGAATCGTGCGGCGTCGGCTCCTGCGGGCACCACCGTCGTCGAGCGCACGGTGGAGTTCCGTAAGGTGGACGCGCCACCGACGAAGGACTACGTTCTTCGGAAGGGCAAGCGTCACACGCACAACGGACAGCCGGTTGCACCGGGACAGGTCGTCCCTCTCACGGACGCGCAGCATCGCGCGTTTCGCGACAAGTTCATCGAAGAGGGAAGCGACAATCTCAGCGACGAGCAGCTTCAGGCAGCAGAGCGTCGGCTCGTTGCTGAAGGGCGTCTCGTGCGTCCGCAGGCGAACGTTCCTATCGCGGAGGACATCGGATCCAAGACGCCTCCGGGCGAACCGATTCCGAACGTCACCACTGACGAAGCGATTCGTCAGCGCGCGATCAAAGAAGGCCGATAAGGAGAAGCAGCGATGCCATACGATCCCGCACTCACCACAGAAGTCGATTGGGTCCGCTTTCTAAGCAAGGACACCGTCACGACGTATCGTCTTCCCGACGAGACGCTCGAAGCTCTGTTGGCAAGTGAGGGTAATCGGTGGCTCGCTGCTGCTCTTGCTCTCGAGCTCGGTGTGCTCAACTTGACGGACAACGCCATCAAGTCGAAGCGTGTCGCGAACCTGGACATCACCTACGGTGGGAAGACAGGTGAGGAAGGGATCGCGAATTACATCAAGTATCTCCGCTTCCGTGGTCTCTGGGAGGCTGCTCCGCAGCCGAAGCTGTTCGAGGTAATGTGAGCATCCTCCCTGACCTGATAGATCTCTTCCCTGACATCGTGTCATGGGAGCAGTATACAGGAGAGGACACGTTCGGCGTGAAGACCTACGCTGCGGCAGCACCGCTGACAGCGTTCGTGTATGGGAGAAACACGAAGGTGATGAGCACTCACGGACAGGAAGTTGTGTCGAGCGTGCAGGCAGTGATCGCGTCTACGACGCTCCTGTCTCCGCGTGATCGCTTCACGCTGCCTGCTCGGTTCACTCCAGTGGAGGCAGTCACTCCCTACTATCCGCCTGTCTTGGCCGTGGACAACTCCACGGACGAGGGTGGGCACCATCACGCGACGGTGTATTTCTGATGAAGCACTCACGTATCACCGTCTCGGCTCCGCTGCTCATCGGGCGTGAGCTCGATTACGTCATGGACTGCATTGGCCGGAACGAGCTCACGTTCGGTCACTACTGCCAGCGGTTCGAGAAGGAGTTCGCAGAGTTCTGTGGAACGAAGTTCGCTCTGGCGTGCAACAACGGAACGTCAGCGCTGCACTTGGCGCTGCTCGCCATCGGTGTGCGTCCCGGTGATCATGTGCTCGTGCCCGCACTGACGTATGTGGCGTCGGCCAATGCTGTGCGCTACTGTGGCGCGACGCCAGTCTTCTGTGACGTTGATCCTAAGACGTGGACGATGGATCCGCAGGACGCTTACCGAGCACTCTCGGAGCTTCGTGCAGAGACAGCGCGCATCAAAGCGATCATGCCCGTGCATCTGTATGGCATCGCCTGCAACATGGACGCCATCAAGGAACTGGCTCGAGAGTTCGAGTGCGACATCGTGGAGGACGCAGCGGAAGCGCATGGTGCAACGTATGATGGGAAGCGTGTGGGTGGCATCGGCACGCTCGGCACGTTCTCATTCTACGGCAACAAGATGATGACGAGCGGAGAGGGTGGCGCAGTCGTCACCGACAACGAGAGCCTCTACGAACGCATGGTGCTCTATCGCGGACAGGGAGTCTCTAAGTCACGACGGTATTGGCACACCGTCGTTGGCTACAACTACCGCATGCCGAACATCCTTGCGGCGGTTGCGACAGCACAACTCGAGATGTTCCACACGAACGCAGGTCTGCGACACGTCGTGTGGGCGGATTACACGGATGCGTTGCAGGACTTCGAGACGCAGCACATACCTGAGGGAACGACGCACGCACCATGGATGTTCTCGGTGCTGGTC